GGTTAGCGGCGAAGACATGTTCATTGATTACACGCGTGAAGACATTATCGGAGAGTACGATTTTGCGGTACAAGCAGGATCAACTCAACCAATGAACGACACTATTCGCAAACAGCAAGCAATTTCTCTTATGAACGCTATAGCGCCTCTCGTTGGTACCGTTATAGACCCACAAGCGCTCGCAGTTCATGTTCTTGAGTCTGGGTTCGGTATCAAAGACCCTGAGAAGTTCTTGTTACAGGCACCTGATCAAGCGGTCGCTGCAGAAGAAGGCCAGATACCGCCTGAAGGGGCGCAATCTCCGATCCCTGGGCCTGTCGATCCAGGGGTGATGGCACCGCAAGGTGGGGCGTTCGCTCCGACCGGTGGAGTGCCCCCAGAGTTGCTGATGCAACTCCAAAATCAGATGGGAATGGACCTTCCTTCGCTGTAAGTGGGACACTCTGCGTATACGGATGAGCAACCATTTGGACTCACAGGAGGGGCTTGTGCCCGAATTAGAAGAATCAGCAATAGAACCAGCCAATGATGGCCTTCTGGAAGCTGAACCCGAAGTTTTACAGGAACCTGGAGAAACGTACACCATTAAGGTGGACGGTGAAGAATTTCAGGTCAGCCTAGACGAACTTCAAAATGGATACCAGCGTCAAGCGGATTACACCCGCAAAACGCAGGAAATATCTGCTGAACGTGACCGGCTTCAGCAAGCGGAAGCAATCGTGTCTGCCCTCGAGGCAGACCCCAAAGCCACATTAGAAGCATTAGCTCAAACGCTTGATGTTTCTGTGGATCTAGGTAGCGATTCTCCCGAAGAGGACGAGTATCTGGACCCAACGGAAAAGAAACTTCGTGCACTTGAAGTCAAAGTAGAGCAGCAAGAAGCTGCCGAACGTCAGCGATCAGTGGACCGTGAAGTTCAGAAACTATATGAACAGTATGGAGAGTTTGATCGACGCGAATTGTTGAATCATGCGGTAAAAAACAAGATCTCGAATCTTGACGCAGCGTATGCCCATTGGCAGTTCAACGATCTCAAATCGACGGCAGATAAGTTACAAGAAGAGCGCGACATTACTGAAACGAAACGCTCTGCTTCTGTTATCACACCTGGCGGGTCAACCCAAGCGGGAACCCAAACTCAGGCTCCGAAAGCTGTTTCTAGTATCCGAGAAGCGTTCACACTGGCAAAACAGCAATTAGGCACTTAACCTTTACCTTTAGGAGTAATTTCAAATGGCTGGGAACAGCAATTTCGATGAGATTCTGACAACGACTCTCAACAATTACGTCCCTAAAATGGTGGACAACATTTTTTCGGCTCGCCCATTGTTCTATGCGTTGACAAATTCGTCAACAATGCGAACAGTGAGTGGTGGCGCAAAGATTGTGGTCCCAATCATTTATGGGGCGAACTCGACCGCTAAATCGTATGCAGGCACGGAAGCTATTGACGTGACTGCTCAAACTGGCATTACTGCCGCTGAGTATGACTGGGGCCAGTATGCGGCCACTGTCACGATTAACGGCATTGAAGAAGCCAAGAACAACGGCGAAGCACAGATCATTGACCTTCTCGAAGGCAAGATCTTCCAAACTCAAGAATCCATTATTGAGAACATGAACACCATGTTCCACAGTGATGGAACCACCAAAGCGACAGACTGGAATGGACTCGAAAACATTGTTAACGATTCCGCTCTTACAGCTAATGCGCTTGGTGGCATTGACCCGTCGGTAACAGGCAACACGTTCTGGAAGTCGCAAGCGACAACCACAACTGGTGCTTTGACTCTGGCGAAACTGGCAACACGTTACAACAGCGTAAGTGTCGGTAATGACCAGCCCACCATAATCATCTCTAAAGCAGATGACTATGAAAGCTATGAGGCGCTGCTAACCAGCAACATTCGCTATACCGATACAGATATGGCTGATGCGGGTTTCCAAAACCTCATGTACAAAGGTGCTCCGTGGACATTTGATGCAGCTAACGTCGATGGCGTTATCTACATGCTGAACACGAAGTATCTGCAACTGGTACGCCACTCGGATACTTGGTTTAAGCCAACGCCGTTTGTGCGAACAAATACTGTGGATGCAGTGTATTCACAGATACTTTGCTATGGTCAGCTAACTTGCTCAAATAGGGACCGTCAAGGTTACCTAGAGGGCGTCACCTGATAACAGCGACGAGGTTGGGGGGATGAGGACACACCGTTCTTGTCCCCCCCGCTGAGTCTAAGGAAACTATGAGTCGTAATTTACAAGTCGGATACAGCAAAAATGCTCGAATGTATGGGCAACCTAGCGATGACGCTCAGGGGCTCACAGTTGAGTATGTGGGTGGCAGAAAAGTTGCTGTAATACCAGCGTACGCGGGAGAAGTTATTCCTCGTGTCTGTATTGCGGCCACTCGAACTGGGTCAGCTTGTAAAGCGCTCCCGATGTCTGGAACTAACCGCTGCGTTTTTCATTCGCAATTACCTGAGTAGGATTCATGCAAATCCAAGAAATGCGGGCATACATCCGAAGTATCGTGGAGATAGACAGCAGCGACATTTCTGATGATGTTCTAAACCGTTTCTTGGGCGAAGCCTACGACCAGATGGTTTACAGTGAGAAACGTTGGCCCTGGTACGAGACATCAACGACGTTCACCACAGTAGGCGACCAAAAAGATTACACAATGACTGCTGTTGGTGCAGCAGAAACCAACGGGTTGCGCGAAATTCAGTCTCTGAGAACTGACGATAATGTTCTGACGTTCTTGGGGCGTGATGATGCCGACATTGTTTATCCTTTAGATTCTCCAAGTAGCGGCAACCCGTACTATTGGAGTTTCTGGGGTCAAAGCATTCGGCTTTATCCGACACCTTCGGGCGCTCAAACTGTTTATGTGCGTGGCTACAAAAATGCGACAGCGTTTGGGGCAGGCACCGCTGATGGGGTTAGTCCCACAGACTTCCCTGAACCATTCCACATTCTTGTAGCGACTTACGGAATTAGTCGAGCATACGAGCAACAAGAAGACCTCGATATGGGTCTGTCGTACATGACTATTTTCGGTAGAGAGCTCGACAATCTTCGAGCCCGTTATCTGGATACGCCTGCTCCGCAACCGCTGATTATCAATAACCGTTCCGCTTCTCGTTGGCGTTCTCAAAGTTACATGCCTGATCGTCTTCGATATAGTTGGGAGTAGAGGATGGCAAGAGCGGGCTTCAAACTGGATATGCTTCAAGATTTTAGTGGTGGTTTGAACTTTCGTTCAGATCAGTTCAATCTTGCGTCTTCGGAGAGCCCTAAGATGCTGAATGTTGATGTGGACCCCAGGGGTGGCATCAAAATGCGGCTAGGAGTTAATAGAAGAAACACAACTGCGTTGAACTCAAACGTCACTGGTTTGAGCCAGTTCACACCTGATGGTGGTACCGCTCGAGTGATTTGTTCATACGGCACCACTGTCGCAGAGTCAGCCACCGATGATTTCACATCGCTTGCTGGGGTTTCTGTCACCAACGGCGAGCGCATGTATGGGCAGACTACAAACTCAAAGTTTTATGGGGTATCAGGCACCAGTCCATCGTTCGTTTATGACGGCACCACAGCTTCGAACCTTGCCTCGAATGTGAATGGTTCTGCAGGTAACTACCCGATAGCTAAGTACACCTGCCACTGGAACAACCACGCTTGGACCGCTAGCTCTACTGAGGGTGGTACAGCGTACAAGAATCGTGTTCGTTGGTCGAAGATGGATGACCCTGAAACGTGGCGAGAGTTTGACTATGTGGATGTCAACGTCGGGGAACGTGGCGATGAACTCTCAGCCCTTCTCCCTTACGCTGACCGGTTACTCATCTTCAAAACTAACAGTGTTCACGCCTTGTATGGAAGCAGCACTGAGTCGTTTCAGCTAGTTCCTTTGACGCAGGATGTTGGTTCGATCTCTAATTCGTCGCCTGTGTCTACACCTTACGGCATTTTTTTCTGGTATGACCGCCAAGGTGTTTGGATGTACAACGGAACCGAATTTGCTTCAGTGTTCCAAAAACTTCAACCAGCCATTGACGATGGCCGTTTGCAGTTCAATGATCCACCACAGCTTGCGTGGTTCAAAAACCGTTTATATGTTTCGGTTGATTGGAGCGACACAGGATCAGCTATTACCGCTCGTCGGGTGCTGATATTCGACCCTACTTTGAGCCAGTCTGGTGCTTGGACGATGACAGATATTGACGCCAACGTGATGTTGACGTTTGCGCCACCGAATGCTGAACAAGATCTTCTGGGGGGATGTTCTGCTGCCACTGGTCGAGTGATCCACTTGGAACAAAACCTAGAAAGCGATTACTACGGAGTTGCAGCTTCCCACATTGTTAGTTCGTATACGACGAGTTGGCTGGTGGGTAAGAACCCTATTGTGCGTAAGCGTTGGGGTAAACCTCGGATTGTGGTGAGTTCTGATTCAACGGTTGCGTTGTCCGCAACATTGTTCACGGATTACGACACAGCAAGTTCTAAGAAATCCATGAACTTTGGTGTGCAAACTGCCAACAGTACGGGTGCTACTTGGGCGCAGTCTGCTGGGCCGACAGGCGGTACGGGTGTCTGGGATACCAGTCTTTGGTCTG